TGGCAAACAAGACGAGGTTCGTTGGAAAAAGTCAAGACAGGAAGTCTATAGAAAGTCTCTTGACCAAGAAGACCTTGCTGAGGTTCTAGGAGCAAGCCCGTTATTGCAGAGACAGTTTGTTAAGTATCAGACAGCCCTTAAAACAAAGCCCACTAAAAGAACTGACGCTCAAGTTTTAGATTTAGAAGTGTTTAATAAATTAAAAAGAGACTTGGAAATTGAAGGCGATATGCCTTTAAACAATGTCGGCTTCTTGGATATGTTGATTAACAACTTAGACCAAGTATTAGATAAGGGTTCCGAAGCAGGTACAGCGGCGGCTAAATCACAAAGAGCCGCAATACAAGGCCAGCGCAAGGCTTTATCTGAAGCGTTAAAAAAGAAAGTAGTAGGCTACGCTGACGTTAAGTCACAAGGCCAACGCGCCTTAGCTGTTAGTATGTTACGTAATGCAGTAGACGAAACAACTACTGCTTCGGGTGACTACGCTGAGACTTTCTACAAGAATGTACTTAGAGATAAAAAGAAAAGAGAAGAGCTTATAAGTATTTTAAAGGCTAACGACCCTGAAGCCGCCAGTCACGTTGCGGATTTAGGTTTGGTCATGTCTCATATATTTAGTGATGCTAATGTAGCTAAAAAAATAAAACAAGTGTCAGGTGACATTACCACAGAGTCTACAGGTGGTGCAGGAACAATAAGCCAGTCTGCCCCTCTACTTGTTAAATTTAAATCTATGTTAACAAGAGACGAGGCGATGCTTAGAGTAATAACTGACCCTAGATGGTCTGCGTCAATTAAAGATTTGAAAGGGCGAACACCGGACGAAACTTTATTAAAACTCACTAATTTTTTAACAACAGTAACAAATACAAGCAATTATGTTGAAAACACGTTTAACTTAAGAGCAACAGCCAACGAGGAAAGAGCTAATCGTCCAAGACAGACAAGTAAAAACAGGTCAGCCCCTACAGCAAGTCGAATACCTTTAGGTATAGCAGGTAGAAACACAGGGATGCTTACGCAGTAACTTAGTAATAAAAAAGGGGCCGCGAGGCCCCTTAGTTGTACTACACTTTGTTAAACTATCTCACATGCTCCACCAGTACACGCTAACTCCTGAGAGCCTGTTGTATTATCCTCCTTCTCGAAGTAGATTAGGTCATTCCAATTAACGCCTTGTGGCATAGCTGCTAGTAACTCCTCGTACTTCTCAGCAGTGATGTCCTCATACGGAGCTTGCTGATATGTATGGTCACTAACAGGCAACAAGCTAATACCACTACAGATGTCAAAGTTATCCCATATCCACTGTGCTACTTGCAGGAACTCGCTGTCTGTATAGTATACAGTGATACTTGGCTTATGCTCACACCAATGATTCTGGTAAGTCTTCCAAAGTGCTAACTGCTCCATAGCTCCTACCATCTTCACTGTCGTACTACCCTTGGGTGCTTTGACAGGGAAGCCAAACACTAACGATGACTCCGACATAACATCCTGTTCTACGGGGAACTGGGCTGCCTGCATGAAGGCTGCAAGCGGGTCTTTCTTGTCTGAACGTACACGTCGAATGTAATACTCAGAGAAGCGAGGGTGGATGCCAGAAGCACTGTCAACAAGCTGAGACACAGTACCAGACGGCTTAACAGCCGTAACAGCAGTAGACTGGTTAATGCCAAGCTTCTCAGCCCACTTCTTGTTAGTTGCAACAGCAACATCTCTAATCTCCTCTAGCCACGTAGCCAGCATAGGTGACTCAGCTCGACTCAGTGTATCGTTATCCATGATGCCAGTCATGCTGACACCTAGCAATGCTTCCTCTTCAGTGTTCTTCTTCCAGCAGTTACGTAGGTAACGGAAGTCAGTCAAGGTAGCCTGTAGTGTACCAATGATGGCAGCAATGTCAGCCTTCTTCTTTAAGGTAGCTAGTGTATCATCTGCACGTACTACAATCTCTGACAAGTTACAGAACTGATTACTACGTAGGATAATCTCAGAGCAAGGGTTAGTGCCGAAGTCATAGGTAGGGTCTCTACGGCCATTACGTCCTGCAATCTTCTGTGCTGCTACACGACTAAAGATACCACGCTCACCTGCTTTGGATTCATACAAGGTCTGCATCTCGTTGAGGAACGCTTCGAAGTCTGGCTTCTCTGTGTACGCCACTGAGTTGTTAGCCAATCTACGGTGACCTTCATTCTCCCACCAAGCACCTGACTTAGCCTTAGCCATACGACCATCGGAGAGGTTGGACAAGCTAATCAAAGCTGAACGTCTAACACCACCTACAACTACAATGTCAGCAACCTTACAGACTACATCGTGACACTCAATGCTGGTCAGCTTACGGCCTTCCGCTTTCTTAAAGATGTCAACACAGAAGTGAAACAAATCATCAAGAGGCTGCGGGCCTGACGCTCGACCACCGAAGGTCTCTAGGCGCTCACCTGCTGCCCGTACACCTGACATGTCCCACTTAGGTATCTTACCAGCGTACAGCATAGCGATTAACTCACGGAATGCACTAGCCCAGCCTACCTTACTGTCGCCTACTACAATCGTTGTGTCAGTCTTGTGGAATGACTCAGCGACTACTGGTAGCTTGGTAATGAAGTTACGCTCTACGCTAAACCCTACGCCTGTTCCGCACATCAAGACATACATTAGCTCGTCAAAGCTACGTGGTGAGTCAATAGCTAGGTAGGAGCAGTTAAAGCCTGCTACGTTATCCTTGTCTAGTGCTACACCTGCTGTCATAAGGCAGCGCATTGATGGCATTACTTCTAAGTCATGGATAGCGTTAAACAGCTTCTTAGCGGTCTTGTCGTCTATCTGACCACGGTTAGACCAGAAGTCTACGTAACGCTGTACCGTCTCTGCCCATGTCTCTCTACGGCCTTCCTCTTGCATCCAACGTGCGTAGCGGCTCTTGTGTATAAACTGTTGGTACTGTTCCATTATTTCTTATCCTTTGATTTAGGTTTGTCTTTATTCTTCTTGCCGAAGATAGCGTCGTAGTTATCTTCATACTTCTTCTTGTCTGTGGGGCGAGTCGTTGAACCCTTGCCTCCGTGTGTCTGACCTGTAGCCATTATTTACCTCCTCCGCAACCTTCCGTATCGCAAACAGGAAAGTTCTGACAACCTAAGTGTTCTTCCTCGTTGTAATCGTCCTCTTCATCACCGTAATTAAGCCTTACAAAAAAGTCATTGTCTTCTACGTCAAGTGCTAGTTTTTGGGAAATAAGACCAGAGACCTGAAGAGATTTAAGAACATCCTCGTAACCTACATCATCTCCAAGTAACCACGCTAACTCTTGTATCGAATTTGACACACTAACTATTTTCCAAGTTGCTTTGTTAAACGCCATCAGCTATTCTCCTCATTTTCAAACACTACTTGATTTAACAGTCGGGCTAAGTACCACTGAGCCTTCTGTAAATCTTCTACTTGCTTGCCCTTGTAGTCATAGCGCCAGAGATACTTCATGCAGTTGCCCTTGAGGTAGCCTTTAAATGCAACACTGGACATGGACTCCTCTATTGCATCAATACATTCTATGTTACCTGTATTGTAGTGGTCAGGGTTGTTGACGACATCTTGTTCCTCGTCGTCGTCGTCAAAGGGATTCATTTCGGCTTCTGCCATGTCAAGATAAACCGTCATCAAAGACTCGTCTATTGTGCGCTTAGGGGCTTCTACCGGCGGGTGCTGCTTGCGTAATCTATCCCAGTCTTGGGGTGTTGCGTTATTAATGCTCATCTTCTAATTCCTCTTCTCTGTATCTGATAAGCCTATCTTCAAAGGCGTTTAGTAAATCGTCAGCGTCTATTTCAAGTATCTCTAAGATAAGTATCTCATCGTTTTCCCTGACGAACTGTTCCTTGTATTCCTCAAATGTTAGTGACATTTCTTATCTCTCACATACTTAAGTAGTTCGTTACTTGTTTTAACAGTGAAGCAAGGAAAACCTTCTTTCTCACACCACTGGCTCATAGTCATCTTACTACCTTTACGTACCTTTGTCAATGGGTTGGACAACACAAAGACTAACTCCCACTCTGGCATAGAGTCTCTGATAGCCTTGTACTTCTGTGTGTCGCCTACTCTGAAGTAACCCTTAGCTTCTATCAGTATCTTCTTGTCTTCGTTCACAAAGTCAGGAGTGTACTTTCTGTGTGTTGTGTAAGGTAAGTTGTAAGGCTCATAGATAAACTCTTTGGTTAGTGCGTCTGCTAACGCTGACTCTAACCCTGACCTGTACTTCGTTTTCTTCTTAGTCACTGAGCTTCAACTCCCGTACGTTTGGCTCCTTCACTACCTCGCATAGATACTTAGGCTGGTAAGAGTAGTTAAACAAACGAAGCTTAGGGTAACAGTGCTGCTTGTACTGACAGTAAGAACAACCCATTGCTAGTTGCATGTTACCTGACTTACCGTCTGGCTTAGGCTTATGGCACACTGCAACAGGCTCAGGCTTTTTTACCATCTCCTTGAGGTACTTAACCCTGTCAGCCACTGTACCGTTGAACTCCATGTCCACTTTAAACTCTGGGTCTGCTAAGTCGTACTTCAGGTAAGTAAGGTGGCCCACTGTCTTATCAATGGCTAACCAACCAATCTGTGTCTCGCCTTCTGAGTAGGCGTAGGCTTTAATCTGGTCTACGTAGCCAAAGGGGTCATCCCTGAGTATCTTACCTTCTTTAAACTTCTTGAAGCCAAAGCTACTTGCGGACTTGACATCTGTAACAACACCATCAATCTTACAGTCCATAGAGCCTCGAATACCTTCGACCTCACACTTCTTCTGTTCGTCTGTAACTGTATGACCTGACATACGGGTAAGGAACAACAGCAACTCCTCAACTAAATGACCGTACATAAACTTGACGTAGGTGTGTGGCTCAATCTTCTCTTTCTTGGTTCCGTTTACAACGTTCCAGAGGAATCTATCAGTGCGTCCTATGTTAGACAGGCGTAGCGTTCGTTTATCTTGATGCTTCTCCCTGCCAAACTCTGTGCGCATTAGAGCCTTTACGTTCTCACCAAACTTCTCTATCTCCGCTTCTACGTCTACTGAAGGGTCTGCGTCTTTACTCTCCATCATTGCGTAGATATCAGCTACTAGTGTCTCAGTCGTCTTGTTCATCTTCTTCTAACTCCTTGAATGCTTTGATAACGTCTGTTGAGAATAACTTCTGTAAATTAACCAAGAACATTCTACTTGCGTTGTTATCTCCACCACTCACTGTTTTGAATTTGTCAAGCCTTTTAACAATCTTCTTTAGGACGGGGGTGCTGAAGACTAACGTACAGTATTCTTCGTCACCGATACAGAGGTTGTGAAACCAGTAGTCTGACTCTGTAGCTTCAATCCCTGAAGGCTTACCCCATGACTGGTACTCAATGCAGATGTTGCCAGTACGCTGCCACATGTCTTTCTCTGACTTAACCTCTATCTTCTTACCAGTAAGCATCTCTGCTATCTTCTCTTCCCTGACCTCACCGTAGGCTAAATCAATGTCAAACTTCTTTCTATCAGCTTTGTTAGGTTTCATTTATACAGCCTTTTTTTTGTTTTTAAATAAGTTGTTGAACCAAGCAAGCAAACGAGGTCTCTGGGTATTGGGGGACTTTCCT